TTTTTTTAACCATTCTTCGATGTAAGAAATGTCATTACTGACAAATCCATCGTAGAAATCTGCTTGAAAATCCCTTACAAGCGCTCGTAAGTCATATTGCGTTAAAAAATAACCGCCCATATACTTATCATTTTTTACAATTTTGTACTCTGCTGGTATCATTTAAATTATTTTTAATATAGTGCCCTTAAATTTATTTTATTTCACAATTATTTCCCGCGCATGCTAATTCTCCTGCAAGATTTGTATTATCATGTAATTCAATAACTTTAGTTAAATCAATATTATGTAAGACGCTAACTAATCTCTCATATTCTTCCTTAGTACAATCAGTAAATGGAGGCTGTTTATACGATCCAGTATCATAAGGTAATACTGAAAGACCATTATAATATTCCCTTGATGCCCACATCCATTCTCCCACAGCGTCCCATTCATTTTCTCTTAAACTAATAGTTGCTGAAACATTATGAGTATTCGATCCACTTCTATGTCCTGGTTTAATCCAATTTTGTGATATGAATTTAATTCTTTCCAGTAATTGGAATGGAGATTCTGTTCTCAATATAGAACCTTCAGGAGCTTTTTGAGGAACAGAAATAATTGCCGTGTCGTGTGGTCTGAAGAAATCATCTTCCAATAATTCTGGATGATATATACTTAAATAACTATATATTGGCTCATTCTTACCTACACGAATTCTACGAATATAAAAAGAATTGTGCCATGCATGAACTCCACTTGAAGTTCCTAAAACTAAAGATGCTGTTCCACTTGGCTTAACAGTTGTTGTTCTTGCAGATTTATTTATACCAATTAAAGCGGATACTCGAATATTTTCATCTTTAACAATTTTAGCGGCGGCTTTCATATCAAAGTTTAATATTCTACCTGACCCAATACCTGTTAACGATACTCCAATCAATGCTTCTTTTTCTGTCGTCCTCTTCCATACCTCCCTTAGATAGTGAAAATCAGTATATCCTGCTTGTAATGTTCCAATAAAAGAGGCTACTCTAACTCTTTGATTTAAATCTTCCTGTGACTCTATATCTGAAACATTAACCTCACACAAATTACAGAATTGATTGGATCTCAATGAGATTTCACAACATGGATTTGTTCCGTACTCTTTATCATTGGATAAATAAATTCCTGGTTCACCTGATCCTGAAGCCTCAATTCTTTTCCATAAATCCATAAAAAATTCTTTTGTTATTCGATGCCTCAAAAGAATCGCAGAATTATTTGACCTTCCTCTTTGAGGATTGGATTCCCACCATAAACCATTCTTACATGATATCATTTCACTGTCGTCGGCGCTGAATAGAGATATCAGAGCTGCCCTTCTTATTCCACCCGCCAAAACCGCATCAGCAATGAAACAAATAATATCATGAACTTCAATAGTTTCTAATTTTTCACCATCCTGTTTTGATTCAAGTATTTTACTAATGTTATGTACACAATCTTTTAAGGGTTGTGGACCTGGCGCTTTTCCACCTGAAGTAACTAATAGAGCTCCTTTGGGCCTTATATCAGAATAATCAAAAACAGGAACGGACAAAGATAAACCAAAGTATGATTTTATTAAAACTTTTATGCAATCGGCCCATCCTTCAATATTATCACCTACTAAGTATCTTCTTGTTCTCGTTGGATTTGGCTTTCTAATTTCTGGTAATTTTTCCACATGATGTTTTTGTACGGAATACCCAACTCCTGTTCCTCCGAGAAGGAGAAACATTGTTTCAGAAAATGCATCAATATGGTCTATTGGTTGATACGCGCAATTATAAATTCTGTTTGGACTAATCTCAATAGGCTTACCTCCGAATTGTAATGACCTCATAGAGGGTAACGCTTTCTTATCATATACCATCTTATAAGCTTCGATGATCTCCTCCTTTAGTTTAGGATATTTTTTTATATGCATGTTCATATTCCTTGTGACTATTTCGTCCCAAGTTTCTCTTCTATTTAGAGCAGGAATATATTTTGCATATTTCATATAAACCGTTAAATCAGATAGTATTTTTTGTGATAAATCCATAAAATTATATATTTAATTTATTCTTTATTTTTTTCCGTTGTGCATTTCTCCTATGGTTCTCTACCCGCTATTTACCTCTATTTCTTCAACCTTATGCTTTTTTTGCTTAGATAATTCAGCAAGTCGGTGATTTTTTTCTTCTTGGGATAAATCGGATATTGTTGGACTCTTTACTTCCACAGTTCCTATCACACTGCCAAGTCCCACGCCTGGTGGAGGAGCCTCAACATGAATTGGTTCATCAAAATTATGATTAGGATGTATTTCGCCAGTAATTTCTTCCCTGATTTCTTCTTTTCTATGCTTCATTTCTTCTTTCTCTATTATAGATTTTTTATACACGTCTAAAATATGTTCTTTTTTCTGTATAGCTTTTTCTTCAGCATGGCCAAGAAGAGTATTTTGTGTATCAGTATCAATTTCGAGTAATTCGTTATTAAATTTACAATTTCCAAAAACCACTCCATCTTTACCGATACGGCTTTTAAGTAATGTAACAGTTGCAAGATTATTTTCTTTCTGTTCAAGAGTTTTAGCAACTGAAATAACCACATGCCCGACTTGAGCTTTCTTAATATTACCGCCCATTTGATCAGCAGTAACGATTTCTGAAGACATTGATGAATTATGGGTATATATATCATTTGCATAAAACATTTCTGTATCTTCGACTGATATGTCAATAGTTTCTTCTTCACCAATTAACTCAATACTTATTATTTCATCCAATTTGAAATCGTCTAAATTTAAATTATGCTTCATGTTAATTTTTTAAGAAATTAATACATTCATTTATTGTTTGTTCTTTATTTTTATGATATAAAATTTCATTGATTCTTAGAATTTTATATCCTTTTAATTTTAAAAAATCATCTCTATTTTTATCAATTATTTTCTGCTTATTTGATGAATGCCAATACTCTCCATCAAATTCAATTATTTTTTCATTATATTTAAAATCTACATTTATTATTGTTAAGTCATTTTTATAGGCATAAAAAACATATTCGTCATTTAATTCCGCAAAATAACAATTTTCTTTATTTTCAAGACGTTCATATATATTCCAAAATAAATCTTGAGAAATTTTAGAATATTTAGTGCTAAAATAATTAATTTTCTTATTAATTAATTCTTGATATTTTATTATTCCATTGTCATTTCCATATTCTTTAATATAATATTCCTGTGATGATTTATACCTCAATTTGTCTCCCATACAATTATATCTTTTATTTCCTTCTATTTCGCCATATCGTTCAATAAAAGAATTTAAACTTGTTTTACTCATACTTTCACAATACTCATTCCATAAAATTAATCCATTCTCTTTCCCATATGTCTCTAAATAATATTCAATTGATCTACGGTAACTTTGCTTTTCGTTTTTTATTATCCATCTTTTATACCCATCGTCAATTCCATATTTTTTCTGGTATTCTACTAATGTTAATCCATTACGATATGGTTTAATTTTTTTTCTCTTTTTCATCGTTTCAATTTTTTGATTCAATGTTTTTTCCCATTTTATTTTGCCCTCTTTTTCACCATATCTCTCAATCATATATTTTATCCCATAACTTTTTACTTTTTCATTTCTTTCTTTCCATTTTTTAATTCCTTCGTCCTCGCCATAAAGCTCGATAAATTTTTTTTTATCCATTCTCGTTTTAGATATGTGACTTTTTCTTTTCTCATCCCATTTATCACCATAACGTATTTTACATGAATATTCACTAACAACATCGTTTTTTATAGTAGTTGTAATGATTTTTAATCTATCTAACCAATTATCCTCAACTCCATAAAGAATAAAATCTCTGATGTTAACCAGTCTATTTCCAATATTATCAGTTTTATAATATTTTATAATTTTATAAACTTCGTTCATCTGATCATTTGTAATTTTATTTCTAATATCTCTGATCTTTTTATAATTTAAAAAAACGTCTAATGATATTTTCCCCATAATATTTTTATTATAAATATACGCTTAAAATAAAAAATTAACATCAACACAAATATTTTATTTTTCCAACAATAAAACATCTCCAATAGATAATCCGCTTTCTATTGATTTTAATTGTTTATATTTCGTTGGGAAAAAATGTTTAGATGATACATTAATTTCCTTGCCTGACTTTGTTTTAATTTTATATACTGGTTGTTTCTCAATGGGAAATATGTAACTTATTTTTTTATATCCATTATGCGTTTTAATTAAATCACCTTTCATTACATTTTTAATTTTAATTTGTCCTTTATCTATTATATCAACTAATGTATCAATCCCGACACATCTATTTCCTTGGGTTGCTGTCCATACAGCAATATTAAATTCATCGGTCATTGATTCGAGGCTTCTCATAATTGCCCCTTCACCTTTCCATTCTTCACCATTCATTGTTCCTTCGCTAGTAATACAATCAACATAATCTAAAACCAATAGATCAATTTTAAGCCCCTCAGATTCTAACTTCCTAATTTTATTTCTAATATCATTAATAGAAAGAGTTCCAGATGGGTATTTAACAAGTTTAAGAAAATTTTTCTTCTGACTTTGCATATAGTCAATCATTCCAGCAATGTCATGCTTATGCTTAGGTTGTTCATCAGGTGTTATATGTGTCCAAACTGCATAATGTTTTCTACGAATATCTCTCATATTGTCTTCAAAAAATATCTGTAAAACATTCGCTCCTGTATTATATGCTGAATTTGCAACTTTACTTAACCATGTCGTTTTTCCAATACCTGTGGGCGAGAGTAAAATAGCTAATTCACCTTTTGCAATACCACCTTTAAGAAGATTATCAATACCCACAATTCCTGTTGGGAATGGTATTCTTGAATCTTCTTCCAGTGATTCTAACACACCTTCACTAATATCAACGACTTCATGTGTTGTGGTGCCAATTTGTAGAGCTTTTTGAATTTTATCTTCAATTTTAGTATAATTTTCAAAATCTCCATTATCCATAATCTCCTCTGACTCTTTCAGTGCCCTTTTCAATACTTGCTGTCTGCAAAAATTGAGAGCTGTGAGCTTCACATACCCATTATCTTCTACTTCTTTGTCTCTGATAGCATATAATGTATCAAGATTTATTTTACTTGATGCACTAGTATTTTCTGCCAGTATTTTTTGTGATAAAGTCTCGTAATTGGGAATAGTTTTAAATGTCGTATAAAGCTCTTTGATGTTCTCCATAATATATTTGAAGTATGGACCATCGAAGTACTTACTATCGATTACATCAACTATTGTTACAGCGAACTTTTTATCCTCAATTATTGCTTTTAGTAGCGACTGTTGAAATGTCGTCCCCAAGTATCCAAAATTCTTTTCGTTCATATATCTTTTGCTCCTATTTTATCTCATATTGTAGGTATCTGTTATCCAATACTTCAGATGATAAAACATTCGTTAAATCTGATAATATTCTTCTAACTTTTGGCCTAATATCCACAGCATATCTTGCTTTTGGATGATAAATATGAGCGGGAAATATCCTAGAAATAAATACATCTTCACCCAATAATATTCTTAATAAAAAATATTCTTCATCGGGCCTGGCAGTAAATTCTTCATGATTGAAAGCAAGAAAAGATTTATGATCTTCGGTTAAATAATCCAATGTTTTTATTTTTAAATCTTCCGAAATTTCTTTACAAATTTCTTTTACGCACTCATATAAATTGAGTGAATTTTTGGTTTTTGGATTATAGTTTGGAACACTAAAATATCTCTGAATAACTATATTTTTCTCTAGCGTCAGGAGAAATTCGAATTTATTAGGATCTTGGTATTGCATATTTTTATCTTTTTATATTTGTATAACGTTTATTTTTTTCTTTTCTGGTTAATCTGAGGAATGGATTAAGAAATTTTATCCACGCATCATCTGATTTAGGAAGAACTTGAAATAATCCATCTTCCATCATCATTTTCATTGTGTTCTTATATGACCTTCCTTCGGGGTCTAGGTTATCGGTTATCAACACCTTTATATTTTCCTTTGCTTCTTCGGTCAATATCGGCTCATCCAAACTTACAATACTATTATTAACCTGGAAGAATTCTTCACCAAATACTCCACGTTTAGTAACCCCTGTTATGAGATTCTGTATAATTTTATTTTCCTTATCCTGTTCGAAAAGAAAATTAGTTTTATACCTAACATATTCCAAGGTCAAGGGTTGAGTTACAATTTCAGGAAACATCTCCTTTAATCTTTTAATTCCAAGATTTCGGATTCCCGCTATATTGTCAGAAGGGTCACCACACAACATTTTAACCAATTTGATATTTTCAATTAAAATCTCTTCGTGGTCATAAACAAACGTATCTTTTGGCTTATATAATTTATGATGTGATGGGTTATAGAGTTGCGTTTTTTCGTTAACAAGTTGTGTTAGATCTCCATCAGACGAGAAAATGATTTTCTTTTCATCTGGGGTTATCTGGGTATAGTATGCAATGCAATCATCGGTCTCACAATATTTATATTCTCCCTGCCGAACATATACTTCTTCTAAATATTGTTTAATTCTCTGTCTTTGATAATTATAAGAATTGATTTCGTTCTCACTCTTTGGCTTTTTGGGGTTATCTTTGTAATAGGAATATATTTTTTTACGTGACAGAGATCCATCCTCTCCATCCCAAAAAACCACTATTTTATCAAGGTGATAATTTTCGAAAGATCTTCTTAGGGTATTGAGGAAATGATATATTCCCCCAATATGTTCACCCTTGTAGAAGTAATTTTTTACACCGAAGTACCCTATAGTCAGTAGGTTATCGCCGTCAACCAGTAAAGTGGTCATTCATAGAAATTATTCGTAAATACTAGAAATTGTACTTGACACCCAATAAAACAAAAGGATTTTTTGTTCCTACATTGTATCCGCCACCGACATCAATAAATTTTAATGCGCTTACTGTACCTGCAAATGATAATGAGGCATCGGGAGTGGCATTAACAAATACTAATGCGTTAAAACCAAAATTATTATATGGAGCACCGTTAAGATCAATATAATGTTGATAACCGATACCCATACCAACGGAATTAAATGCCGTTGCGTTCCATTCTTTTGTAACACGATCATATGTTACTATTGTTGCAGCAATTGAAACTGCTGGCCTAAATAACCACACGTTGGGATTTACAGCCGAAACTCCTTTAAGATAACTTTGAAATTGTTGTGGAGTAACAGGTTTAAAAAATCCATCCCACTTACTTTGTGAGAATCCCGAAATTGATATGACAACTAAGGCCAATAAAATTAATAGTTTCTTCATGTTTTTTATTTTTAAATTTTATTTTTATATATTATTAAAGATACATAAAATTTTCGAAAAATCAAATGATTTTAGTAGATTTATGAATATTATCTAACCACCATAAAGGTTGAAGATTTGTGTAATGACATAATTTATATAATTCATCTTCCGTTTTTGCTGAATCTAATGGCATCCTATGATCAATATGCCAACCAAATTGCCCGTGATTTTCCCAATTCATTCCATCAGTAAATTGTTTTTCTAAATATTCCTTTAAATCTGATGGAGACATTCCAACAATTTCGAATGTCCTATTTCTTTTCGTTATATTAAGTTTTTTTAGATATTTATACATTCTGCCTCGTACATTATTAGTAATTTTATAAACTGGATCATCTTTTTGTCTTTCTTTTCTTCTCTCTCTTTTTCTTGGTTTATAATTTTTACGATATTCTTTTCTTTTTTCTGGATTATTTTTATAAAAATTTTTATGATTTTCATTAATTTTTTCAGGATTTTCTAATCGATATTTTTTATACCTATTATAAACCCATTCAGGATGTTTATGACACCAATCTCGTGTAAGTTTTAAACATTTTTGTGAGTTATTTTTTCTATATTTTTTACTTCTTTCATTATTACATGTACTACAAACACAAGAATATCCAGATTTACTCCTATTATTTTTAACAAAGTCATCTAATTCTTTTTCTAATCCACATTTACTGCAAATTTTTTGTAACATCCTATTCGGTATCTTCCTCACGTATAATATTTGCGTTTATTATTTCTGATATAGAAACACCTAATTTCTCACTAATATATTCCCCAGCAATTTTTTTATATTCTTCGATAGATTTTTTTTCTTCGGCCTCGTTCTTTGCCTTCATAAAATCATGAGCTGTTATTAATATTTTACCGTCTTCATAACCAAGTCCAGTGAGATGATTTTTCATTACACTAATTTTAGTTCTCGTTGCTATTTTAATTTTTCTACCATCTTTCGTGATGGATATCTTAGTTATGCCTGCTCCTTTCTGATTTCCGAATAAAAATACAAACGTTGAATTTAACCATACTGCATTTCCCCCTTTAGCCATAATTCTTGGCTGTCCAAATGGCCCATCTGGTAATTCAACCCATGCCTGATTGGACATAATCATTGTGTTCGTATATTTTCTATCTGACCTACGTGATCCAGTAATTCTCTGGTTTAGTCCCATTCCTATTTTATCCGATAATACCGATGCGGTCGCTTGTTTTCCACCCTTGCCGTCAAATGTCATTTTACATGGAACAGAACCCACAGAATCCCATAAAAAACATAAATCATAATCTATCTCTCCCTTATCTTGAGCATCAAGTAAGCTAGTAATATAATCTGTAATTTGTTCAACATAATCAAAATGATTATTAAAAAGAAAAAATCCGTCCCAATTAAAACTTCCATCTTCTTTAACCACCTTTTCACATTGAAATCCTAACAGTTTTGCATGTTCAAATGTCCATTTTTGTTCTGTAATAAGAAAAACAGGTAATATATTTTTTCTCTGTGCGTCTATTGCCGTTTTAATTAGAGCAACGGTTTTTCCTGTATCACTATGTCCTAATAACATATTTAAATGCCCCATAGCGGGGCCTGGAATGCCGCAAGCATCCAAAAAAGCGTCCCCCAAATCAAAATATCTGTCAGGCTTAAATGATGCCTCTTCTGAATATTTCTTTTTTATTGCTGAAAAATCTTGTTTTTTAATTGCCATATCTATTATTATAAAAAAATTATTAAATCGCCCACACCTTTAATAGATGTGGGCGATTAGTTAGATTAAAAAGGTAAATCTGCCTCGTCATCGGGTTCTGCCTCCGCTTGTGGATCTTCAGGAACTTTACCTGGTACTGATCCAGCAATTGTTTCTTCTGCTGTTGCCGCTGAAACCCATTTTTTAAGATCATTATCCCATTTTGGGGTTTCCCCTTGGGCGACCATATCGAGATACTCCTCTGGTTTCTTAGCATAAACATCTGACCATACAAGAAGATCATTAAGCCATTTCTGTGCCGTCTCCTCATTTTCATGTAATGGACTAGGATCTTCTGGAATGATAGAATTGATTACTGTATACACTCTGCCTGTGCCTGATGTGGTAAGGGATAATGAAAGAATCAAATCACGACCTTTAACGGGATCGGTGATGTCACCCTTATTTTTCCAAATCGGGTAGATTTTATCAAAAACGCCTTCCCCTTTGGCGTTATTCTTAAATCTCCAGAATTTTGGGCCGTCTTGCTCATGATCTCTGTCAATTACTTTTACAACAAAGAATTTACGTGAGCGATAGGATTTCGCTAGTTCTTTGTCAGATTCGACGCCAGTAGCTTCAAGGCTGTCTTTAACTTCGTTCAAGGGAGAACGTTTATGTTCCTGCTTCGGGTCCCAAAGTTTAACCCATTTTCCATCCACCTGTACTTCGTGGAAAAATACCTCTACAAACGGCGTCGATCCATCTTTTGGAGATAAGATGCGTACCCGTCTTTCCTCACTTTCAGAACCTTTCGGTAATACGGTGGTAAAATACTTCTTCATTCGTTCCTCTTGAGAGGCGAATTTGTTGCCGCCTGCGGCTTTCTTGTTTTTTTCGTACTGTTCTTGTACTGCTTCAAATGTTCCCATAATTTAATTTAATTTAGTTAATAAAATTTTATGTAATCAAATATAAGTAAAAAATATATAATTACCAAATAACAAATAAGATTTTTTGAAAATAAATAAAAATCGGCTTCGGAAGATATGTTCCTCCAAAGCCGATAATGTTAATTTAATATAAAGTCCAATCATTTTAAAAAATCCGTTGCCGCGTGCGGCGTATTAGAAAATAAGTTAATATAGTGAACTACCCACGAATTAGAAATCCGTGAGCTTCATGAGTCATCACTCCCACTAATGTAGGTAGTTCGTCATGATTTTCTTGTCTGTGTTCCCCAGACAAATTAAAGATACATAATTATTTTGAAATTTTCAAGTATTAAAATGTGTTTTGATCGATATTTGGGTTAAATGACTTCATTACATCATATTTACCATAATTTTCGACATCTCCTTTAGTAAGGACGTATTCATTTTTTCCTGTTTTTTCCATTTCGCCTCGTTTTTCGGCAAAAAAATCGTCAGGCTTTTTATTAAATGGATACGAATCCAATGATCTCATCTCAAGTTTCTCCATTGGAGTTTTTGGCTTAACCTGTTGAATTTGATCTCCTAATTGATCAATTTTTGCTAATACATTATCCATTTCACCTAATCTGGCTTCTAAATCATTCAACTTTGTAAAAACATCATCTAATTTTTGTGTGGCACCCGTATCTTGGCCTTGTGTATCATCTAGTTGTTTCTTAATACTCTTAGTCATATTAACCAAATCTGTAATATCAAGTTCTTCGGTTGTGTCGTCTGCAGACGGATCTGTATCACCCAAATCTGTACCTTTCTCTTCTGCTTCAGGTGGTAAATCTTCTGCTGGCGGTATTGCTGGGTCTGCTGGATCTGCTGGTGGTGCCGCAGCTGCTGGATCTGCTGGTGGTGCCGCAGCTGCTGGATCTGCTGGCGGTGGCGGTAACGGAGGTTCTTGTTCTGATAATAGTCTCTCAGTATATTTGTTTATAGCATTGAAACGCTTTAGTTCTTCCTGTAATAAGTTTTCCATATTTTTATATATTAATCTTGTAATAATTGTCTTCCGTCTTCGGTTATGTATTTTTTATTAATCCGTTCAACTAGACCATCTTTTGTTCTAATCACATAACATTCGCCAGTTGCTATATCACAAATGGTTTCTTCTGTCCCATCTTCGGAAACATCTTTGATGACTGTTTTATTCAAAAAATCTTCTATTGCTTTGTCTCTATTAGTCATAATTCAATTTTTATATAAATATCTAACAATTTACTAATTTCATTCTGTTAATTTGAAATAAACAACATCTCCATCATTTAACTTCAATTTTAGCATTAACGATTTTGACAATCCGACACCAACACCCGATATGCCTGGCCCAACACTAATAGGTCCATTATATCTATTACCACTATTACTCATATTTGTGGTTATAATTTCGGATTTTTCAATTTTAGTGTTTGGATTTATAAATATTGTTTTATGAAAATGATTAATAAGATAATCTGGAGTTATTCTGCCTAAATTAAATTTAGTTACATAAAAATCTTGTGATTTACTTAGATCTTTAATATCATTCCATATTATTGGATGTGGATTATCAATACTTGCAGGCGTTAGATTAGAAAGTATATTCATAGTAGTACCTGTGTCAATTGGATATTTAGTTCCATCCATAAGAACGGCAATTGCCCTTAACCATTGAACATTATCATTATGATGTGATATTTTTTGGATATATTTCTCGCCATCAAATCCATTATATGGTATTCCGTATTCTGTTACTCCCGCTTCTTTAATGTGCTTTTCACCACTTGGCGCCTTACTTTTATCTCCCATATCATATGTAAAGGCGCCAGCATCACTACTTATTGTCTCTTCAGTACCCGTATTACCTGTTAATTGCATTTCTTTAACTTTAACATCGGCTCTTTTTACCATTCTATCAAAAAGTGATCGATAACTAGCCAAAAATGAATCTGTTGGATTTGGTAAAGATTGCAATGGAATTCTTGATCCTTTAAATGAGGTATCAATACCTGTTGTTCTAATAGTATGAGTTACTTCGGTAATCCAATATGATCCTTTAAATAATGGAATGTTTTTTAAATAAAAATACATTGTTGGTTGTATCATAACATTACCCATTGCCGATACTTGACATTGATATGATGATTGTCTATATATGTCGAATAGTCCAACATCAATTTGTGCTGTGCTAGACCCACTTTCGCTTCGTCCTAATCTATCCAATACTATAAACGATTCTGATGTGTTTTTTATTGATGATTGGTCTAATTCCACTCCTTTAAAAATAGATTGATTTTGATCACCAAAACTTACTTCAAATGCAACAACTTTATTTGATTTCGAAAAATCCATTCTGGTAAAGACATCGGACGCAATAATAATAGGATTATTATTTACATCTCCAATATTAAATCCGTCATTTTTATATTTGTATTTAAAATTAATATCAGATAATTCCAAATGTTTTGAAGTTGGCCCAATATATTGCAATATAATCTTTGGAGAAGAATCCACGTAATCAATATCAAGAAATGCCCCAAACATATTTTCAGCAACAGTTTTAGATGGCATTACTTTTTTCGTATTTGAATAATTTGTACCATAAAAATTAACATATGCGGGTAATACTCTTATATCAAACCCAGTATCTTGAACTAAAAGACTGACCGCACTAAATAAATTAATTTTTTCATTACCCTTGGCTGTTAATCTCATTAATTTCTCCATATCAATATAAACCGAACTACCAATATCCCTATTCGCTTTATCCAAGAATAAAAATTCTTCCATTAATGTTTTTTGGCCTATTGAATTTCCAGATGTCCATTTATCATTGAATGATTTAAACAAGTTATATATTTCTAATTTAATAATATCGTCACTATACCCTCTTTTTTTATTTACGGCCGCTACTTTTTCGCTTTTCAAATCTATTTGTATTCTATGTATTAATTGATCTAAAAATAATTTTAATCTTTTATCTGGACCGCTAACGCTCATTGAATCAATCTTAGTTGGCGACGGCAATGTAATATTGTCTTTTATATATGAGACAAATCTTTCTTTTGTTGGTGAGTCTCCGTTGGCTCTCAATCCAGCATACATATAAATTAAAGGCCTAAATTGTTTTATGTTTTCTTCACTTAGTTCAATGTTGTTTGTTAAAAAGAAATCTTGATAATATCCGTCTATATCTTCACCCAAATAAAGTTTTATATTATCAGTATTGCCAGCAATTTGTGAAGAATTAAATTCACTTATGGTAGATCCAGTACTGGTAAATTGGTCTAAAATATAATTATCAACTTCTCTAGGATTGGCTAATGAAATTCTTACAAGGCTATCAGTTGATAATATGTTAGATGTTATACTAGATAAATTAGCCGATTGTTTTTCTTTAATTTTAGTTAATAATCCATTAATATCTGTTGGATCTGTATTGTCTTTTGCCACTGAAACAATATCTCTTAATATATCTTGAAATTTTGAATATTTTACATCATACGGTTTATATGGAATTTCTTCATTAAGTCTCTCGCTTGCAAAATCCAAAAATGCCTGTTCAAACACATCCAAAATATCTGGCTTAAATGTCGCAATCAAATCAATTACTTTTCTATAATTTGTCGACAACGAATATGTACTATTTGTTAATTTGAAATATTCATCCGATGTTGGAAATGTATATCCCGAATAGTAAACATATCCTAACGAATATTCAGTTCCGACATTCCATAAAATTCTAAAATTTTCTTGTTCGGCCTCTGCAAAATCACTTACATTTATACTATTATACCCATTACATGGTAATAATGTATATCTATTGTCTGTAGTTGTAAATTTTGATTCATCGATAAATGTCGACCATGCATATCCGCCGCTAGCTACTTGATAATATATTTTAGTTATATTACTGGAAATTGTTTGAGAATATCCAGTTGGTCCAGATATGAAATCAAAAAATGCGTAACCATTAGCTATTTGATGAAATACAGTATCATAAAATGGGTGAATTCCCACATCATTTAAATTTGATCTATCTATTGTATCAACTCCTGGATCTGTACTACCTGTATAAACTCTATTTAGATCATTATCAAAATATAAATCTCCATCAATTGGATTAGTTATATTATTAATAATATCGACGCTATCATTAATATATCTTTTATATCTATGATAAATTGATCCCCATTTTAACATCAAATGATATGGAATGTAATGACTCGCGCCGATTTCTCTAAAAATTGTTGATACTAATGTATCATTTTGAACTGGGCCAGCATATCCAAAACTTGTTAGATCATCTAAATCTTTAAATGGTAAGGAATTTAAAAATAGATATGATGATCCAACATATTTTCCTTGTGATTGTAATCCAGTAAAATCATTATATAATTGTTTATGAAAATATGGCGTATTTAATATATGTTTATACTGATCTCCTATTTTTATTACATTATTAAATAAATTATATCTATATTCATCTTTAACCCACATATATGCGTTCATTGATGATGATATAAAATCTTCTGGAGCATTAACTTTTAAAATCCCATTTAAATATAAATCTTTTATATTAAAACTATTATTTGTATATGATAAATAAGTTGTTGAATTAAATGGATATATTTTTGTTCTATATGATTCAGGTTTATAATTTAGCAAAAATGCGGATAATTTTGGGTAAAGATTTTCATTTGTCGGCTTTTCCGTATTTCTTTGATATTTGTTTATACTATAATCCTGTGCAATAACATCTTTAATATAAGGAACTGTCGGTAATTGATCTTGATAATATGGATATCTTTCAAATGTTGAGAATGCTCCCATATAGTAAAGTAGGTTACCGTAATTTGTAACATATGATTTTAATATATCCACGACATCAATATCTTCACCTATTTGATTTTGTAGATTGTCAAATTCAACATCGGCCAATTCCACCATTACATCATTACTAAATGGATTTAATGCCGTGGTATATTTTGCTCTTTCATATATTTCATATAAAATCGAACTAGGTGATTTATCGCCATATGGTAAATAACCAGATATGTTAGTTAATACCCCTATATCTTTTTTGGACATATTAATTCCTGTACCAAAAATATAATTTATATTTTCTGGATTACCTTCTTTAGTTGTTAAATTATCGGCTTTTTTCGTGGCAACCTCATAAAAGTTTTCAACGAAATCAACTTCTGGCCATAATGTTGTATTTGACGCTTGTAATTTATCTCCCATCTCTTTACCGCCAGGATATACTAAAACTAATTCTTTACCTCCAGAATTATTTGCTTTAATTTCTGGCCATGGATATATTGCATCTCCGATACTATCTGTTGATACACTTTTAAGTAATTCTTTTCTTGCTGGCGCTTGATCAAATGCTTTTTTATGCACATCTTTCATCAATCTGATATATGTCTCAGCATTAGCAAGAAGAACCCCCACAATATTTCTAATCGTAGGCTCAAATCCAATTCCGAGATCTTTGTTTCGAACAACTTCATTCATTTTTTCTTCGATATCGGTTTCCAATTTGTTTCTTTGCTGCACAAAGTCTGTTTCAATAGCAACAATAATGTCAAGTATTCCATCAATATCAATACCATACGATCCCTTATCGAATCTGTAAAAATTTGATATGGTTTTTAACGCATTAACCGATATAACTTTAATTTGAATACCATCCTCTATAATCAAACTATTATCTCTCTTTACTCCGAAAGTTTGATTCTTTTCTAAATAATCAATGTAATTGTTTATTTTAAATTCAAGAGTTGCTGTTATGGTTCTTCCTGTAATATTAATTAATGTATCTTTATTTTTATCGGTCATTTTATACCAACGTATATATTCATCAGTACCTGGTCGTTTTTCTTGTGTTGTAAAATAATCTGGTAATGGTCCAAGATATTCTCTTCGCCATCCTTCAATCATTATTGCAAAATTTTGTATTTGTTCTTCATAATCCTTTACTCCTGCAAGAACTTTTGGATTTATAGTTTTTTCAAATATCTCCCTTTCCAATATTTTATTTAATCTACCCGCAATAATAATAATTTCCCTAAGCGTTTTTACTGGAAAATCTTTTGGTAATAATCCTTTATTTATATATTCTTGATACACGGATTTTAATACTCTATATCCTTTTGTTGATTTACTAACAGTTACATTATAATATCCCGTTTGTTCATTAAATTCGGTGGTATTTACATTTTCTGATATATAAAAATATGGGGCATTTAATACGGCTTCCAATGGTATATCTGCCAAATATGCATATGTTGATCCAATAAATGTCGTTTCAACTTCAAAATTACCGCCACTTGGATTATATCTTGAATTAAATTTAATCTTATGCAATCTATATTTTATTGCTTTTCCATAATATCCTTTAACTGTTAAATAAAATATTGGCCAAGGTAAATGAAAGAAAGCAGCATATGGAGAATTCGCGGGGGAATCAAATAGCGTTTTCCCTCTGACATCGATGAACTTTATTACTACTTTAGGAACGAAATTTGCCCCAGCTACTTGTATTGTTATACTATCAATACCAAAACTTTGTCCTGATGTGTCATTTTGAATAAAAGTTTTATCTGTTGGATCGGTCTTCGATGATGTTGAACTTGATGATTTTTCTCTAACGTCAGTATATGCATCCGTCCATTTGGTGTCAAAATCCCTACCATTAGGATTTTTCATAAAATTTAATGTGCCTTTAGCAATAGATAACAATGTGTTTTCGGCATTGTTTGAAATTAAAGTAGTACGGGGAACCAGATCTGCTTCCAAATTAACATACATCACAAGATTTTCGGGTTCTACACTTCTTGGAACAGCCAAACCATTAGACACAACACTATTAGGGTCGATATAAATAAGATTATTTTGATCAACTTTTACTAATATATCATTTGCGGTTTTTAAATTATTATTCCCCATAATATAGTTTATACAAATCTACGGCTTTTTTGTAATCTTGTAAAGACGGAACAAGCGGAAATGGAATCCTAATTAAAAAATTATCAGGTATTAAAAATTCAATACCCCCAAATAATGGATTTGCTTGTAATATTAGCCATCCAAATAATGGCGAATTATAATATTCCTGCGATAGTTTATCAAACCTATCTTTAGCGTGTTTATATTGAAGATACTTATCAGTTGACTTAATGGGTATCTCAAGTCCTGGAATAATTTTAAATTTTCCATCTTCAACAAAATATTGATACCTGTCAAAATATTGATTATTCATTATCTGAAATAATTTAATACACTTTTTGTTTTATTTCCACTAGTTCTATGTACATTTTCTAACATTGTCTTTTCTCCGTCACTAAATCCATCTGTTTCATCTCCAATGGTAAATGTAAGTTTATTATTATTTTTTCTGATTGGGTATTTTTTTATTCTGAAATTTTTCTCCTTTGGATCGGATGCCATAAACCTATTTATTCTTTTTTCAATACTACCTATTAATTTCTCAAAAACAGGATCTTTTTTATATATATCTAAAATATCGGTTTTATACCCTTTTAATAAAACTGAAAGAAAATAAGAAAAATCATTTGCTGACATTATTGTGTTTCGACTAAATACATAACTTTCATCAAGATCTTCTGAAAATTTAGACTGATTTTCTTTTATAAAATCTATAACATTACTATATATGTTATAAAGTTTATCATATGTAAACCCAGTTAAACTCGCCGCAATATATGTTTTATCTTTCATGGAAATTTTACCATCATATAATGTTCCAACAATAAAATTTAATTTATCTAATGCAACAATAACTCTATTTCGATTTGCTTCAATATTTTTAACATCGGAGTTTCCTATTATTCCATCAATTATCTTACCTATAAGCTCTTTAATTTTTGGTTTTAATATTCGTTCAGATTTATCTAATTGTCCACTAGTCATTTCTTTATTAAATTCAAAAATTATGCTGATATTTTCTGTCGTAATTTTATCTTCTAAT